GTATGAACAACACGGTGCAATATATGCAAGGGAGGGAATTTAATGGATTATATGATCATCAATGGTTTTAATACATCAACCCTTCCTGGTTGTGTTGTGACAGATTTTGGAAAGGTTGAAGCTGCAAGGCCTAAAGGTGAAAAAACCGAACTGTTCGGAGTTAATGGCAGTTATCGTGTATTAGAAGGTTCTTTCGCTAGCTATGAAAGAACCATCATTTTGCACGTTAAAAAAATGGTTGAAATTTCAAATATTCTTGATAAATTTCAATCGAATGATAATATTTTAGAATTTAGCTATCAGCTTGGTTCGTTGGTCTATGCTAATTTCATAACTGCTAGTTTTGAACCTTTTGGGAATCATGCTTGGAAGTTAGAAATTAAGTTAGACATGCAACCGTTCAGATATCCGAAAAATGTCGCACCAGTCGTATTAACAAGCGCTGGAACAATTGAGAATATCGGTACAGTTTATTCAGAACCTATCATAGAGATTGAAGGTAATGGAGATGTATCACTTACGATTGGTCAGAAGACCATGTATTTGACTATAAATACTAAAGCTACAATCGATTGTAGGCAAGGTAAACAGAATATCTACAATGCTACTGGTGCAATTCAGAACACTCTCAGAAAGCGTGGAGGGTTCTTTGAAATCCCAGTTGGAAATACTGGTATTACTTTTACAGGAAATGTTAGCAAGGTGACAATTAAACCGAATTGGAGGTATAAGGTATGATTTATTTAACCGAAGGAAATATACCTCTTAATGCTACTTACGATGACGAAATCGTACAAGAAGCAAATAGTACCTACCAATTAACCTTTAAATTCCCTACAAACAATATCTTATGGCAAAGATTGAGAGAAGAAACATTCTTGATTGCTGATGATCTACACGGTGAGCAAGATTTTGTTATTTTCGAAGTTGAGAAAAAGCATGGATATATTCAAGTCTATGCTAACCAAGTCATGACGATGTTAAATCACTACGTTGTCAATCCGATGTCTTTAGATAGACAGACTGGTTCAACTGCTCTAAGTAGATTCGCTGGAAGTATCACTCGCGATAATCCGTTCTCGTTCTTCTCGGATATTGACGATAGACACACCTTCAACATCGATAGCAAGACTGCTATGGAAGCACTCACCAAGGATAAATATTCTATTGTCGGTTTGTGGGGTGGTGATTTAGTCAGACATGGTTATCAAGTACGATTATTGAAAAATGGCGGTTCAGAAAATGAATCGCTTTTCATGTATAAGAAGAACCTATCCAGCTATGAGCATAAAACATCTACTAAGTCTTTAAGGACTCGCATCACCTTCATCACAACCATACGTGGCGAGGGCGAAAATCCAGTCGATAAGCACTATAAAGTGGTTGTAGATAGCCCCTTAATCAACAAATACAGTCAGATTTATGAGGATGTTGTAGAAGTCAATGACCAAGATGTTAAGGATGAAGCAAGCCTTATAGAGTATGGCAAGCAGTATTTCAGAACTAGCCTATGCGATCTCATGGAAGATAGCCTTGAGATTGATGTGGTTGGTAGTAGTGATGTACCTGTCCAGATGTTTGATGTGGTAGGTATATACCATGAAACATTCGATTTGGATGTAAGGAAGAAAATCACTAAGTATACCTACTCACCAATGGCTAAGAAATTGAAGTCTATTGGTTTTGGTGAATTTAAATCTGGTCTTGCACATGCGATTGGGAATGTCGTGAGTGATGCAGTGAAGAATGAAACTCAACATCTAGATGGAATTTTTGAAGCGAAATTAGCTAAAGAAATTCAAAATGCTGACCTTGCCTTTGACCGAAAAGTCAAGGATATCAAAGATGAATTCACAGACGGTATCGAACTAATCAAAGCCAAAGCAGAGGAGAATAAGCGTGCCTTGTCCGATGAAATCGACAATCGATTCTCAGGGTTCGATAGCAGCATGAACGAGAAACTTGAAGACCAACGAACAAAAATCGAAGAGATTCGTGCGATTGGTTCAACAGTTACTCAAACCGCTGAAGAAGCTTTAGAAGAAGCTAGAAACGCTCTTGAGTCCGCTAATACTTCTAAAGGTTTGTCTGATTCCAACTTTGCCAAAATCGAGCAAATCACAGACAGAATCAGAACGCTTGTGACCAAGCAAGAGGTTGACCCGTTAACAGAACGCTTGAGGATTGCTGAAAACAGAATCGAGGTTCAAGCTGACCAGATTACCGAGAAAATATCTCGTATTGATTTTGATAGATTGGCCAATGACAAAGGTTTTCAAAATGCTACTCAAGTCCAGAATATTGTCAAGAATTCTGTCGACGGATTCCAAAGAACCATCTCACGTATTGAAACCAAACTGAGAGATATTATTAGAAATGATAACCTCTTGCAAAATTCATCCATCATTCCAGCGGGGGACTCCTTGAACGGAACTTGGGGATTGTATTTGTCAGGTGGTAACGGTCGGACAGATGTTATCGAATTAAGAGATGCACCACATTCAGCAATCAAGAAAGGTATTCGTATTGTAGGAAACACGAACGGTGGAAATAAAGATATCGGTCAAAAAATAAATTTGGTTGTTGGTGAGAAATATACTATGTCGTGCTGGGCCAGAGTATCTAGCAATAGTACGAGTCAGAATGTCAATTTGTTGATGCGTGCATGGACTACAAATGATAATAATCGTAGATTATTCAAATCTATCTCGAATAAAGATTGGGTCAGATATCAATTCACTTTCACAGCGGATGCAGTCAATAATTCAATCCAATTTGGACAAAATGGAAATGGTAGTCTTGAAATCTGTGGTATGAAACTGGAGCATTCTGACCGCATGACTGACTACGATGTTAACACTTCTGAAATCGTTAGCGTCGCTGATTTCAACGATGTAGTTGATACAGTTAAGAGCCACACACAGACTATCCAGAGACAGAATGAGTCTATTTCACAAGTCATTCAGACTGCTGACGGATTGGTTAACCGTGTATCTAATTTCTTGGATGACTTTAATCTGGTATATGATCCAACGAATTTCAGTAAGTGGGCCAAGAAGCAAGCTGAAGCGAATGTCATTGAGGTTCAGGCTGGCACTAGATTGCTACGAATTACTACTACTGGTAAAAACCAAGCAGTCTATCACGGTTTCGCATTGCCACTTAATACCTCAACTTTTACAAAGGGAGAAAAACTCAGCTATCGCATGGAAGTTTGGGTAGATGTCTTACCAGATGCCCCTCTAGGAATTGAGCTATGGGCAGAAGAAGGTGGCGGTGTAATTGCATCCGATAGAGTGACGCTCACTAAAACTGGTACTCAGATTATCACTGGTACGATGACTGTCCAGAAATCATTGACTAAATCAAGAGAATTCCCTCTTCAAATTTGGTTGATGAAGAACGGGCAAGTCGCAATTGGACAAGTATCTCTTATCCGTGGTGACAAACCGCCTAAAAAATTCAGCGACAACACATCTACACAGGATGTTGTCACACAGACTCAAGTATCACAGCTACGTGACTCGTACGCTATCCAAACCCTTACGGGACCTGGAGCGATTTCTTCTCAAATCAATCTGAACAGCAATAACATTCTGATTGAAGCTGCTAAAATCCGTTTAAAAGGTAGGACGCTACTAGACGAAATCACAGCTATCGATGGTTACTTTAAGCGTTTATTTGTAGGAGATGCCAGAGTAGGTACGTTGAATACGGATGTTATTCGCTCAAATTCGATTTCAGCAGAAAAGCTGATATTTGATACTGCTCTAGCGAAGAAGCTTGTATCCAGCGATGTATTTACGGACACTTTAGCTGCTAAAACAGCCTTTATCAACAAGTTGAGATCAGTAGTAGTATCTGCAACCTTGCTTGAAGGTTATAAAGGCCGTATTGGTGGCTTCCAGATTGGTACGCATGACAAAGACCCTAGCACCTACTGGTTGACTGGTACTAATCAATTTGCAGTCGGTATGAGTAACGGTAACACTCAGTGGGGTCAAACTGCTCTTTGGGTTAACTGGGGAGATAACTGGGGAAAAGCAGGTGACTATGCTTGGTTCGTTAAGCGTACAGGAGAGATGTTCTGTTATAACAAGGCGCAATTTTGGAATACTCCTAAAATCCACGGGAATTTAGAAGTGGCTGGTAATATCTATTATGTAAAAGATAATTACATAGCAGGATTTTGGGTTCACTCAGATATTTACACACATTTTCAAGAAAAAAACGGCTATTTCTATATGCATAAACAAGGTGGTGGATATTCTTGGATACCAATCAATAAAGAGATTTCAGACCGCAGATATAAGAGCAACATTCAAGATAGTCAAGTGTCTGGACTTGATGTAATTGAGCGGTTGAAAACATACTCTTATCGCAAAGAGTATGACGGTAAAGTCGAAGATATTTCATGCGGTATCATGGCTCAAGATGTCCAGAAATACGCACCAGAAGCCTTTTTTGAAAATCCAGACGGTGCCTATTCTTATAACACATTCGCACTTGTGCCTTATCTCATCAAGGCAATCCAGGAATTAAACAAAAAAATAGAAAGGTTGGAGAAAACAACATGAACGACCAAGACAAGCAAATCAGCAGTCTGACAATTAAATCATTAAGCGAACGAGTCGGCAACGAAGCTACTCAATCAGCTACGCTAGAAGCTCTTTACACAGTCACAGCGATGGAGCTCGAACAAATCAAAAACATCATCAATTCAAATGAAGAACTGAAAGCAAAATTTGAGGAAGTGAAAGGAAAAATGACAAATGGCAATTAACAACTACACACTCGCTACTAAACCTTATACTCGTGGCTTTGGAGACAAAACTACAACAGTTGTAGAAATCCGTTTGCAAGACGGAAATCGCTACAGCACCAACCAACGTGAATTGGCTGGTGATCGCACACAAGACCAAGAAGACGTGCTTATCCAAGCGGTATTAGATATGGTGAAATCTGAATTAGATCCAGCGAACGCAATCGTTAAGGCTCAACAAGAATTGGAAACAGCTAAGACCAAGCAAGATGAGTTTCAAAAACTTATCAAAGCTCAACAAGAAGCAAATACAATCACTCAGCGCATGATTAAGGTCATGGTTGTAAATTCGGTTATGAGTGAGAATATCACTTATGGAACTGTCTATAAAGACCTTGTGAGCCTGTTGCCGGCTATGAAAATTGGAACAACATACTTCGAGGATGATTTGGTTACAATCACAGACCCTGAATATGTTGAGAAAAACGGTGAAGGTAAAGATGTTATCGTTCAAATCAACCGTGAATTTGAATACACTGGTCAAACTATCAAAGACCTTGAAGGTGACTTGTCACGGAATGGAGTTCTTGCAGTATGGCGCTGGATTACTCCAAAAGCTGATAGCATCTAAGGAGATGGTATGACATGGGTTGATATTTTTGAGAAAATGATACACGCTATCACACAACTAGCACCCACAATCGGAGTAGTGGCCACTGGGTGGTTTGGAATGAGAGCCAGTAAAGCTGGGAATTTAAACAAGGAACAATTCAAGGAATTGAAGACTGAGTTGAACACTATCCACGTTATTGGTGAAGATAATCAAAAGAATATTATTGAGATCAATAATAAACTAGCGGTTCACGATGAAGCACATTTAGCTACAATGTATCTACGGTTAGAACGGGATATCACTACTGCTCTAAAACGTGGATATACAACGGTGCATGAGTCTGATATTATTCATAAAATGCACTCAAGCTATAAGAAACTAGGTGGCAACGGGCGAATTGATGCCTTGTTTAACAAATACTTAAACTTAGAAATTTCGGAGGAACATACAAATGCAAC